CACAACTGCGCCAGCGGCTGAGTTACCAAGGATAGTATCCAAGGTCAAATTCTTACCAACAGTCGTTACCAAGTTCTGGATGGGTTCATCCCATTTAATAAAGCCATCAATGCTGTAGCAAACAGCATGGTATGTACCATGAATACCCATCTCATCAGAGGGCATGGTGTTGTATTTTGTAACTGCGGCCACGTTATCTGTAGCGGTGATTTTGTCCAAGCTCATGAGAGGCTCCTTAATTAGAAGAACGGATTAATGCCGCCGTTGCTGTGTTAGCAGGCATCGTGATGGTGAAATTGGATGAAGTTTTGTCAGACCCAAAGTCCAACACGGCAATAGACTTATTACCCTGAGTAACGTTGTAAATCAAAGCACAACGAGCCGTCACGGATGCGTTAAACACCACATCGGCAAAGTCTACATAAGCTGTATACCCAGAGGAGTTGATGGTTACGCCAGTTAGGGTTACACCTCCCGCAACGTATCCTGTACCCGTTACCTCTGCGGCGGTCGTGTAAACAGTGGTTGCTTCGTTTAAATCAGCATTAGCCGTATACAGGGCGATCTTTAACGTATTGGTAGATAGGTTATGAACGCCTGTATAAAGCTCTGTTTTAAAGCTAGTCGTTTGGGTTTGAACAATACTACTCATGACACAGGAACCCTCACCTGACCATCACGATAAGCATCCATACGTTGTTTACCATCACCCAAGTTCTTAAGGAGTGCAATAGCCTGAACGTACCGTTCTTGGTACAGTTTGTACATACCGTCTTCTGGTGCGCTCTTCATGTATGTTCCTGCTTCGGCTAACGTGCCATACAGTAACGCAGAGTCAAAGTTATCACCCAACCATGTGGTTATTGTGGTGCAAATTGACTCTGGGTAGTAGTAATAATGAAGTTCTGCGTTGTAGTTGGCATCTGGCGTTGGGCCAAGGATGAACGACAACTCATTAACGTTTGCTGACTGTGGGCCAAAGATGGCGTAATGCTTAGGCTTTCCTGTGGTCGCAGGGTTAGGATATGCATCACGCATGAAGTTCACATCCTTGTTAAGCAAGTAAAGGTAATCACCCGTGCCTGAGGCTGGGTATATGGCAAGGCTATACGTTGACAAGAAGTCTTCTGGACAGGCCAAGTACTTATTACCCGTAGCCAATACGCCCGTTACGTTCTTACGCAAGTTGGCAATCTGCACCGTGTTATAGATGCGTTGCTCCGCCTGCTTGATCATCGTATTGATGGTCGTCGTATCGAACGTGTTCTGCGTGTAATCAGTTACAGCGGCAACAAGTTGAGCGTATGTCAGTGCCATTGTTTAAACCTTAAGCCATCGGGCCACGAGCCATCAAACCTTTAGTCGCCGCACCTGTGCCGCGAACTTTGATGCCAGTTGTCTTGGTTGGCTTATTACCAGCAGACTTGCTTTCATTGCCAATGCTAACGTCTAAAGCGTCAAGATTGCTACGGTTAGGGCCGCTACCGGGATTGGTAGAGGCACTTACAGCCTTGCCAGACATAGTGTGTGGCTTGGCGTAGACTTTGGCATCGCCAACTTCCTTGCCCATCATTTTCTTGCTATATGTAGCCATGATTAGCCTCGCTTCTGATTCATTGCACGGGCTAAGTTACGACCGACCTTACGCATTTCCATGCCTGTAACGCCAGCAGTCTTCTTGCCGCCCATAATTTCTTTTGCGGTCGGGCCACTATTGCCTAAGTTTTTGCCCTCGGTTTTGCCCTTTTTAGCAATGCCGTCGGCTGATCTTGTGTATGCCATGTTTAAACTCCTTAAGATACCTGTACTGTACCAACAAATGTGGTTGCCACCAAATAGTTTGGTGTCATACCAGCATCAAAATTACTGGCTCCGCCAACCGGATTCCAGCCCCATTGAATATCCCGTGAACCACCAGTGGGAACACCACCAGATGGACTATCCACAGGAAAAAGCTGTAGGCCGTTTACACCAGCCGTTACATACGTTGTGTCTCTGCGTGGATTACGCAAAGCCTGAGGATCTTCAACAGGGAATGTTCCCAACATCAACTGAGGTTGATCTGGATCCCAGCATTCATGGCAAACCAACAGTTGATACTTACGTTGCTTAATGATCTCTGTCTTAAGCGTCTTCAGCAAAAACTGTTGACCACAGCGGTCGCACATGGCAATCGCCCGTTTGCCTGAAGCAAAACGATTACCCATTAGGATCCACCAATATACATCTGACGGGGTACAAACCTAGCAGGAGCCTTCTCTCTATCCTCTCCTGCCGCTATCTCAAATGTCTCGTCATAGATCTGCTTAAGCATCTGAATGCGGGGCATTAAATCTGGTGTCTTAATTGCAATGTGGTACGCCAATCCGGCTACCAAGCATGGCAAGAAACGGAAGTTCATGTCTGCTGTTTCCACACCAGCACCAGCATCCTGAACCCGGCGCAGTCTCCAGTACACAAACTGATATGGGGTGCTGTTATCTGGCGTAGGCCAGAGAGTTACCGCAGGTAACTGAGGAACATAGATTGCAGTCCCAGTTGTATGGGCGGCGGCAGTTGTATTGTTCTGACCACGGTACACACCACCCAGAACATTGCCTGTGACGTAGGTGTAGTAGATGTCTTCAGCATCAATACGGATAAAGCCAGAGCCTGCTAACCCAACCACCGCGTTAAGCGTGATCGTGTCTGCCGTGGAGGTGATGTTACCGTCCAACGTTGAAGACGTTGGGTTAACCTGACCAGAAAGCCTTTGAATCCAGACTTGGATGGGTCTTGCTTGTTGGAGTTTGTTTGGGATGGTTGCATAAGTAGAAACACTAATACGGCTGATGGTTAGATCTGCCTGTGTAGAAGCTGTGTTCTGCCCTGTGCGGATGACATGCTCTAACAGGTCAATTGTATCCACTGGCAGGGCGTATGTAGGCAATCCCGGAGTCAGGTTAATGAACCCCTGCTCCATTGTCCACATGTTGATACCTTTGTTCTGCCACTCTATGGTCATTAGGTTCATTGACCTACGTGCTGTACGCAAGTCGTAACCTGAACGCATCTCCCGCCCAGCCCTCTCCCACGCTTCCTCGGCAATCTCCGTGAAGTCCATATTGAACAGGGTTGAGCCGGTAGTGGTCATTTTTTAGCAGTCTTTGCAGATTGAACAAAAGCATTGGCAGTGGGAGCACCCTTCTGACCGGGCTTACGCATCTTTTCTTTAGAGCCAGCGGCTATCCGTTTTCTCTTGGCATTAATGTTGGCATAGAGGCCAACAGCACCACCTTCAGCATATTGCGTAAAGTCAGTGTCATCCCGGCGAGCCTTACGGCTACCCTTGGGCATTTTGCTTGGGAGAACGGCTCCCATTCCACGACTTGCCATCATGGTTAGCACTTCCCGCCGTAGTTCATTTTAATCATTGTGCCCTTGGTTTTACCTTTGGTTGCACAACCATCAGCACGGCTAGACGCTGAACTTACTTTGCCACCACTAGCGTAGCCCATGTCGCTAATTTTTTTACGATCTTTAGCGTCTTTAGCTTCTTGAATAGATTCTTGCATTGCGTCAAAGTTAGCTGGCTTTTCAATACCGCGAGACTCACGTTTCATTTCAGCGTCGGCTTCGCGTTTCTTTTTTGGAGAATTTTCCTCTGCCTTTTTAAGAGCATGAAAACCAGCTGTACCAACAATTCCGCTCACAAGCGGGAAGGCAAGAGGTAAACCCATGATATTTCCTTAACAAATTTTGCCACGGGTTTTGCCTTTAGTGGCAATACCATCAGCACGTTTAGAAGCAGAAGAAACCGATCCACCAGACTTCATCTTCATGCGTTCAGCCAAAGAAAGTTTAGTTACGTCGATAGACTTGGCACGTTGATTTTTTAATTTTTGGCGTTCAGCTAAAGAAAGCTTAGTTACATCAACAGGCGCTATTTGTGATTCTTCAAACTCTTGACGACCACTTCTAATGTTAGATGGGTCAATAAGTCCTTCTTCGTCAAAACGAGTGCCACTTTTAATATTAGAGGGGTCAATAAGTTTAGGCGCGGCTTTTGAAGGCTTAGATGCATTAGGCTTTGGAGCGGTTGGCTTTTGGGCTGTCTTTCTTGGATTGTCAGCTTCCTGCTCTGCTTCTGGATTACGTGGTCGTCTTGCATAATCTTCAGCCACACTTGCGTCACCAGATGGCTGACGCATACCCTGACG